GACTATTTCTTGGGGTCCAAGTCCCAAGTGACCCTGTACAAGGGACACTTGGGTGTGGGGGTCACCGAACCCTCGGGACAATTGGAACTCGCGGGAGATGAGCGGATTCAAGAGTATCCTCCTAGGGGGATGACGGGCTACGAAACGTTGGTGGAGGGACATGGTGTGTTTTGTGCGAGTGCGAGTAGTGTATTTGGCTCCACCTTGGCGCCCTACAAAATGTTTAATAAAATCGTATCACTCAATGCTGATGATAGATGGAGAAGTTCCAGTGGTGGATATACAGCAACAGCTGGTGGTAGTCCAGCCCTGACTACAAGTGGATCAGCGAGACTAGCATCTAACACTCCACATGGAGAATGGATAGTTCTAAAATTACCATATAAGATATGTCTTAAACACTATAATTGGGTTGGTTTGACCACACAAGACGCAAAAGAAGGTCAGGTTTGGGGAAGTAATGACGGTCAATCATGGTCACATGTCAATTCATTCATAAATGGAGGTGACGCATGGGTAGCAGCTGGTTCCAACGCTAGTTCATATATAGTATATGAAAATACTCGAACAATAACTGGAAATACTACCTATTATTCATACTACGCCTTCATAATAACAATGCTTACAGGGGGTGCCAACGGGGACAACGCAGCAAGTATTCGCGAACTCAGATATTTCGGCACCCCCGGTCCCACGACCCTCGATAAGGGTTCGCTCACGTTAGGAAGATCCCTCGATGTTCCCCGTGTGTCTCGGTACGACGTGGATACGGAAACCCCGAGACCTGAGAAGTTGCTAGTGGATTTCGATACGACGCATAAATTACCACCCCATTACGCAAATGCCGGAAGCATTGACGATGAAGCTGGTGTATTAGATTCATCGGGAAATGCGAATCATGGGTATTTTGCTGGGGCCGCTCACTATTCGTACCACGAGAAGGCGTTTGTTTTTGATGGATCTCTTGATTATATACAAGGTTACCTGAACAATACAGGTGATACAGATTTTACGGTTTCTTGTTGGTTCAAGCGAACCGCTGACAGTGCTACTGAATGTGTATGGTTTATAGGTGGTACATCTACATCAAACCCAAGTAATGGGGCGGGATTTGAACTCACGGCTTTGTCAGATGGTAGCGGGTTTTTCTTTTTTTTAAGTGGATACGAAATAGATGATACCGATCTGGCTACTGTCATTGGATTGAATAAATGGGTTCATTTAGTTTGTACACGCGTGGGTAACACAATGAAAGTATACCTAAACGGTGAAGATCGAAACAAACCCATCTCAGGAACGGCACATGGATTATCTTTAGCTGCGAATACCGTATTTAGAGTTGGGTCACGCACCCATACCCAAAATCCAGCGCATGGAATGGTATCTAACTTCAAAATTTATTCGGTCGCCCTCGAACCCTCGGAGATCAAGAAACTGTACCGATTGGGCCGAACCGGGCGGTCCATGGTCATCAGCGACACGGCCGTCGGTATCGGGAAAGTCCCCGAAGCTCAGTTGGATGTGAGGGGTGATATAAGTTGTAGTGCTATGTATACTGGATTAGTTGCTGCTTTGTATAATAATAATACTTCCTTTGGAGTTGGATTTACCACTATGACATGGCGATCAGATGGCGGGTCGGGGTTTGATTACGGTTCGTTCAACACTCACGCGGAGGCTGAAATCCGTTTACCTCATAAGGGAGTATATAGAATATATATGAAAATGAACAGTCAGGAGAGTTCCAGTACGAATGGAACCGTAACGGTACATTTAGAATTTTTAAATGAAGCCCAGAATGACTGGACTCTATACCAGAGGGGAGAACGTTATGAATCGGCGTGGAACGGGGCCCACGAAATTAATTTTTCATTCCACTGTGATACCACACGGGGATTTAGGTGGAGATTTAGATTACAAAATGCATGTAACAATACATGGGATACATTGAACTACCAAAATCCCACATGGAACAGAACAGTAATTTATAAAATCGCATAATATTATAATGAGAGCACCAACCATTTCCAGAGTTCTTGATGAAATGTACCCAGGGAAGTGTGGTATATATTGGCAATTAACTGGGTACAATTACGAAAATATTGAGTGGATCACGAGTGACGTCGGTAAACCAAGTGAAGAAGATATAAATTCTAGATTGGAACAATGTAAAGTAACCTATTTATCAGAAAGGGTGAGATATGATCGAGACATGAGACTTACAGCTACAGATTTCTTAACGGTATCCGATTTCCCATTTCCATCAGATCAGATACGTCAGGCATGGTTAACGTATCGCCAAGAACTCAGAAATGTACCAGCGACGACATCTACACCATATTATAACGATAACAATGAAGTGGTTGTTGATTGGCCGAACCAACCTATATGGCCGGTTGTTAAAATGCCTCCATTATATAGAACTAGAGAATCTTTTGCATGATAGTATAAGTTCCAAGTCCATAGGACTTGTCCCACCCCCGTTCTCCCACGAATCTCTCAGGTTCGTCGAAGTATGGTATCAAACCTTCCAAAAGTCCTACGGACTTTGAAGCTTAAAAATAAACTCTCACTATATTATAAAATGTCTGGTGGTATTGCCCAACTCGTAGCCGTCGGAGCCCAGGATGTGCACCTCGTCGGTCAGCCCGAGGTGTCTTTCTTCAGGTCCACCTACAAACGTCACACTAATTTTTCCCAAACTGTCGAGCGTCAAGTCATTCAAGGCAACGTCTCAAACGGTGGTATGTCCACCATCCGCTTCGAGCGTAAGGGTGACATGCTCAACTATGTCTATCTCGTTCCCAACAACGGGAGCCTGACCCAAGCTGTCGCTGACTGGAGGACTGTAATTTCCAAGGTTGAACTCATGGTGGGGGGTCAGGTCATTGATGAACAGGATTCTACCTACTCTACTCTCATCGCACCCACCCTCTCCGCGACCTCCTCTTCCAAGTCGGTCGCCGGCGATCTCTACGGTGGCTCTACTAACGAGCGCTTCTACCCTCTCCGTTTCGCTTTCTGCGAAAACTGGCAGACTGCTCTTCCACTCATTGCCCTACAATATCATGATGTGGAGCTCCGAATCACTTGGGGTGCCTCCGCGGCTAGTCACAAGTGGGATGTCTACGCCAATTACGCGTACCTTGATACCCAGGAGCGCGAAATGTTCGCCGCCGAACCTCTTAACATGCTCATCACCCAGGTCCAGAAGGCGGTATCTTCCGGTTCCAAGATGCAGGAGCTGAACTTCAACCACCCAGTCAAGTACCTTGCTTCGGCGGATAGTTCTGCGCTTGCCATCCTCAATGATGATAACAAGCTCAAGCTCCAAATTAACGGTACCGATGTTTCCGATTTCAAATTCGCCAACCCCAATTACACATCGGTTCCTCTCTATTACCATACCTCCCATGGTAACTCTACTCCCGCCACCAAGCTCTTCACTTATCCTTTCTGCCTCGAAACTGGTAAGCTGCAGCCCACTGGTACCCTCAACTTTTCGCGACTTGACTCGGCCCGTATCATCAACGATACTCGGTCGGTAAACAAGGATATTTATGCTATAAACTACAACGTCCTCCGCATAGAAAATGGTATGGGAGGCCTTTTATATTCTAACTAATTAGTAAAAGATGCTTTGGAAAATAGTTTTTCTTCTCTCCATCGTTTTTGTATTGACGTACGATCCTAAGTCCAGGACACTTGAAACCTTTGTCGGTCAGCCTACAACGCCAACCACACAGAAGACATGTGAAAATACGCATTACGAAGCCGTCCAATTCGCCCAGACACCATACGAGTGTCCCACACCTGGTAAAACCAAAATGGGTGTCGTGATGTAGAATACTTAAAAAGAAGATGTTATTTTTATTTATAAATGATTCCCGTTACGAAAGACACTCTTTTGATTGTCGCCACCGTCGTATGTGCCGTAGCACTCGTTTTCCTTTTTAAAGAGTTGAACAAGACTAAAAAGGATGTTGATGGATTTAAGAATTTTTCAGCCCAGGTCGTCAGGCACCTCAGCGCTCCCCCCGAGGAACCGTCTGTTCCTGAGACAGAGGAGGAAACCAAAAAAAGTGATGTAAAGGAGGAAGAATAAACATATCGCCTTATTATAACTTGCGAATGCGCAATGAAGAAGTACAAGGCGATTGCAATACCGGTTAGCTTTATCGACGGGAAACCTCGGTTTCTCACAGTGAGAGATTGGCGCTTCAAGGATTGGATTTTTGTCACAGGGGGGTGTAGACGAAGAGAAATATTTAATCCTTTACGATGTGCACTAAGAGAATTGGAAGAAGAGACCCGAGGTGTCGTGTCATTAAAAAATGGTGAATACACAGAGTTTAAATTTATACACAAAGAAAGTCCAACTGTAGACCTGGAATATAATGTATATATATTTTTCGTTAATTATAACCGATCAGAACAACAAACCCAACTACGAAAATTCTATGAAGAAAAACACAAAACACAAATTAAAAAGATGAACAATCAACCCATACGCAAAACACATGACGAAAACGATTACATGAGTTATGATACACTCGAAGAATTCAACTCACGTAAACGTTGGAAACTCATCATAGATAATGTGATAAAAAATCCTAAATTTTATGCGTGCATAAGTTCTCATAACAGAAAAACCTTCTCTATTAAATAATGAAGTCCAAGGCTTTCATTTTAAGGCAGATAAGTGAACTGTTAGAGAAGAACAGGGGTATGTGCGAAGAGGAAATTCAGGAATGGCTCAAACAAAATGAAGAAAAAACAGTATACGAATTGTTAACCTTTAAGAAGGAACTTTCTAAAACAAAAGAATACCAGGACGTTTCCTGTATGAAGTGGTTTAGAGATGATGAACAATAATAAGGTATGTTTAAGAATTGGTCCCAAAAATTCAATAATGCTACCAATCTATCACATGTGCTCATGGACGGGGGTAAACTCTCTGTGCCATTTGATAGATTGAATGAATTTTACGATATGTATATCAAGGCTGTAAAATCGGGTGAAAGGATTTACGTCGTCGAACAAAAGAGTGAGACGTATAACTTTTTCGTGGATATCGATTATAAAGACCCAGAACCCCTGGGAATCGATGAGATCAAGGATATTTCTAAAGTTATTTGTGAGACTGTAAATTTCAATGGTGGTAAAGAGTGTCTCGTTTCTGTCTCACAACCTAAACCATCTGGTGACCTAATTAAAACTGGTGTACACCTCAATTGGCCTAATTTCGTGGTTGATCAGATATCCGCTATCGCACTCCGTGAACACATTCTTGTGTCCCTCTCAAAATTTAAGAGTAATATGGATTGGAATGAGATTATAGATTCATCTGTATACGGTGACGCACGTAGAAAGACAAAGGGGAGTGGGTTTAGGATGCCATGGTCATTCAAACGAGCAAAACATGAAGCGTGTGATGGTAAGGGATGTAAAGATTGTGATAATGGTAGAGTAGACCAATTGGCATATCTTCCAGTTTTCATATACAAAGTTGGTTCTCTCGTGAGAATAGGTCAGGAACCAACCGTTGAAATTCTTAAAATGTCAGCCGTTCGAACCGATGTACTCAAAACCGTTACGGTAGAGCCACCTTCTGTATGTTTAAAAATCAAAGAAAATTCTTTTTCAGATGATCAAATGAATAATGAAATCTATGATGAAGAATTGAAAAACAATATAGAAACATTTATTCGAAAAAATATAGAGGGTCAAGGTGGTGCATACATCACTAAACTATTCAAAAACAAAGAAACATATTTCGCAGCGACAAATTCTAGATATTGTGAGAACGTAAAAAGAAATCATGGGTCGAATCATGTGTGGTTCATCATAAGTGGACAGTTCATTCTCCAAAAATGTTTCAGTCGACATGAAACAATCAGGGGAAGACGCGATGGCTTTTGTGAACACTTTTGTGGTAGAAGACATAAACTAACAAGTGGTATTATTGATAAACTGTACCCTAAAAAGGAAACACTCACAAAGTGTCCCGAAATCAAAAAAAATATAGAAAAACCAGAAATTAAACAGATGGACGTAAAACCGGATCTCGAAAACTTCATTAATAAGAATATGAAATGTAGTGATGATACACACGTGGTTAATGTAACACGACATAACAATAATTTTTTAGTGTTAACCACATCTAATTACTGTGAAACTATTTCTGGTGTACACGAAAATAAAACTATGTCGTATATCATCACTAAAAACAAAATAAAACAAAAATGTCCAATATGTAAGAAAAATAATGGAAGAACTCACATCTTACTCCCCAAAATAACTAATAAACTTCACCCTAAAGATACTTAAACAGAACAACGGTTAAAGTATATAAATGGTAGTTAGTACTCGTTCTCGCTTTGGTAGGGTGATAAAGAAGCCTGTTCTTTATGCACCAGTAGAAACCGTACTAGACGACGATTATGCTACAGATGATCATGACGATTCTGAAGATGATTCTGTAATTGACACAGAAGATGAATATAACTCAGAAGAAGGTAGTGATGATGATTATGACGAAGACGCTGACGAAAATGGTAATCTCAAGGATTTCGTGGTAGAAGATGAGAGTGAGAGTGAGGAAGAATCAGCTTAAAAAAAACAAAATCTATATTAGAAATGGAAACTGATATTGGTAATCCTATTGAGTACAATCCCACTGTGGACCCTTTAAATCAAGAAATTGAACACGAAAAACAGGAGATGATTGAAGATCAACCGTATTATTTCCATCCGAGTGAAATGAATTATCCACCTCCTCCACTTCAGCAAAATGCAAAAATCGATATATTCACGAACATTGATAAATCTACGTGGATAATCGCGTTTGCTGTTTTTCTTTTAGGTTTTTTTATGGGTAAGACTATGCAACCTGTTATTTTAAGATACACTTAAGTCGCGTATACGTCTCGATAGTTTAGTATCAGAATCTTCGTAACTTTCGGGTGCCGTTGGATCTTGTGAAAATCCACTTAACCAATGGTCCTCGGGTACACTAGAGTAAGCAACAAACGTTCCAATATCACCATACCTGGGAGGAATACCATCCCGTCCAAAAAGAATAGGACCCCTGTATGTATCTTCGACGAACCCTTTCGTGGCGGATGGTTCGGAAACTGTTTTGTTTTTTAAATCGTATTTTGGTTTAAAAAACAAAATAAAGAAAGCTCCGACTAGGAATATAGTCATAATAATCCTAATCATTTTGTTTATTGTATATGAATATTATTTACGCGGATGAAACCTCGGGTTCACCGTCTTCCTTCGTCTCCTCTACTTTCGCGTCAGTCGACTTGGCGGCATCCTCCTCGCGCTTCCTCTGACGTTCCTTCATCTCTTCGTTGACGATTTCGTCAGCTTCCCTAACCAGCTCCTCCATAGAAGCACCAGGTTTTTCCTTCTTAAGTCGTTCAAGAACCTCAGCAGGGTGAGAAATTGGAGCCTCATCGGGTTTCGTGTAGAATTTGGAGTTCTCATCACCGGGTGTATATCCAGTCTTTGTATCCATCATACCCTGCTTACGTTCCTGGAACATACGAGCAGCCTGAGCCTGATTCTCCTTGTATCCAGACATGATTTCCTCTAACTTCTCGTTCGTATAATGAACATCCTCAATCTTTGCAGAATCGGGGGGAATGAGAAGCCACTTATACATATCTACGACGTAGATATCAAACGTGGGATCCTCCTTTTGGAGGCGCTTGGCGTGATTGGCAGCCTCGTCGCGGTTGGCAAACGCACCACGAATCTTGATACCAAACTTTTCATTCTTTTGGGGTGCATCTGGACCCACGATAGAGAGACATGCATAGATTTGACCAGGTACAGTGGTATAATCTTGTTCAAGAGACATTATATTTATACATAGGCTTAAAACTTTAAGCTAATATTATTTGTGTAACCAGCACCTTAGTGAACCGATTGAACCTAAAGAAATCAATCTAATCACTCCATAATGAAGACCGGTGGTACAGGAGGTGCGAACACTAACAAATCGGGTCTTAAATTTGAGAATTGTCTCCGACGCCACCAAAACGGTAAAAAATATGTCATTAATGACAGGACATTTTTGTATTTAGAGAAAGGTAATCTTGCAAAGTATCTTCCTAAGCACAAATATAAAAAAAATCTCGAACCCGATGCCGCATACATAGATGAAGAAACAAAAACAATTTATATATTGGAAATGAAAAATCAGATTGACACGGGTACGGTCGATGAAAAAATTCAAACTGGTCCATTTAAACTTAAGAAATATGCAAAGAGATATCCGGGTTATACATTCTATTTTGCATATATCTTGAGTGAATGGTGGTATAATAGAAGAGGATACGAGGATGATCTTGAAATTTTGAAAGAAAGTGGTATTGAAATCTTTTGGGGAAAGATGAAGGGTGATGATTTAGTTGTAGAAATGGTACCCAAAGATAAAAAGAAGAAAACGAGAAAGATTAGGATATATCCTCGAGAGTACGAAACGAATTTCCATCTTATCGATTCATGGATGACGAAACAAGTACTTCAGTCGTCGTAGATTCGGGATTTTTACTGTTTATAGCTCGACGTGCTTTCACGTCTTTTATATTGTAATCAGAAAATGTATTCACAACTAAATCAACTTTCACGTTACTCATCACAAAATCAACTCCAGATGTCTTAGTTAAGTTAAATAAATCCTCGTGGTCTTTTACCCCAAATCCATCCTTTGTATATCCTACGAAGGATGTTTTTGTCTCTGGTGCGTATGGTGGGTCGAGATATACAAAATCACCCTTTCCTATTTCCTTAAACGCTTCACGAAAATCACATTTTCTAAACTGTACATCCTTGATGAGGTCGCTCACTTTTGAAAGTTCCTTTTTGGTAAGAATCGTAGGTGTTGTTTTATAATGACCGTACGGCACGTTAAATCCATTGGGTCCTTCACGATATACACCCCTAAAACAAGTTTTGTTTAAAAACATAAACATTGCTGAACGCTGGGGTGTTTCTTCCTTGTTTGAATTAAATTTCTTTCTCATCCAGTAATAATAATTTTCCTTCGATTGTTTAGCCTCTTTGAGAGTCTTTGGTTCGCGATTAACTTCGGTACCTAAACATTTGTCGTACTCGTTGAACATCTTCTGTAGATGTTTATGTACCACGTCTGACTGTGTCTGAATATTCTGATACAGGGCTATCAGTGACCCGTTAAGGTCGTATGCACATACCTTACCATTCGCGAGACCCTTGGACAGGACCGATAGAAGAACACTTCCACCACCGACGAAGACTTCGTGATAATCATCAATTTTTGCAGGAAAAGAACCTAAGACATCTTCAATAATTTGAGTTTTTCCACCGACCCATTTAATAAATGGTTTCATACTCTATATTCAAATTAAAGTTTTAAGCTCTTCTATATTCATGGAAAAGATTCGCAAAAACCACAATGACGCCAAGAGAAATCTAATACAAATGGTATCAAAAGAAGGAGAACATATTCTCGATGTAGGGTGCGGGTTTGGTGGAGATCTTCAAAAATGGGCGAAGTGTGGGGTGAACATTAACATGTGTGATCCCGAACCATCAGCCCTTGTGGAAGCTCGTTCCCGTGCTAAGAATATGCACATGCGCGTCAATTTCTATGAGGGTGACATTCATAATTGCCCAAATAGAAAATTTGATGTTGTGTGTTTCAATTTTTCTTTACATTATATATTTGCAACGAAGAACTTATTTTTTAGTTCGATACACGAAATAAGAAAACGGGTAAAACCAGGTGGTATTCTCATGGGCATCATCCCAGATTCTGAAAAAATAATTTTTAAAACACCGTTCATGGATGAAAGTGGTAATTTTTTCAAACTCAAAGACCATGGGAATGGTGGTTTTGGTGAAAAATTATTTGTAAATCTGGTCGATACACCTTACTATGCGGATGGACCAAAATCAGAACCCGTGGGTTTCAAAGACTTGTTGATAACACATCTAGAAGAATTGGGATTTAGTTTAGAACTTTGGGAGGGTCTCACCGGGAATCCCATATCGGAACTCTATAGTAAATTTATCTTTGTATATAAGAGATGAGAACACTTGCGCTACTATTAATAATCAATCTGATAGTTCTTTATTATACCAGGCAACCACAGGAACTTATCGAGGTTAAGGAAAAATACACCATCCTCAGGAAACACCTTCGTGAAACAAATAACGAAAAGTATCACATGCTTCATAGAACCATACCCCTGACAGGTATGAAACGAATGTGGGGTTCTGTAGGTTCCAATACAAACAAAGGTGGTGAAATAGTCGTGTGTCTAGATGGTAAACCGAATGAGATATTTCATGTTTTGATTCATGAATTGGCACATTGTACCGTGAGTGAATACAAACATTCCCCACAATTTTGGGAAAATTACATCGAACTTCGGGACATGTGTATTAATTTGGGTATTTATGAACAAATTCCTGAAAGAACTGAATTCTGTGGTCAGCACATTCAGGATAAATAATCTCAGTTTAGTTTAAATGAAGACACCGGTAAACATTTTGATTACGGCCATCGCGTACTGGATACTCCTATACGTTGTAACACTCGTACCACTTATATCCAAGAGTTATCATTTAAACCTCATATGGTTTACTGTCATTATACCTAATGTTGTTCGATTCGCCATAGGTAACATCCCACGTCTAGCGGTAGACAGAGTATTTTTCCTTTCCACGACTTTCATCGCGTTAGTTATTACCTTTCTCATCAATCAGATTTCATCTGAAACAAAGAAAGCTATGACTGATCATAAAGCTGACGTTAACAAGAAACTTAAATTGAGTGCCTTGTTAGCGGGAACGTTTGCTCTCGGTGCTTTGGGTACGTATTATTCCGGAATTGATAATTCTATTTATAGTAATATGGGCTGGGAAAGGCCTGTTTAAGGCTTAACTACATAGTCCTTCATGAAATAGAAGACAATCGCGGCTACCACACCGGTAGTCGCGAGGCCTACCATACTCCTACCCCCCTGTTCGTTAAGGAACTTGGGGATAGAAGTCGCCAACTTG